AGCCGCGCCGGACCAGGGGGTTGCTTGGGGAAAGCTCATTGCAGTGTCTCCTGATTCAGGTCACGTGTTTAGACTTTCAGGCGACCTTCCGCTGGCGCACGAATCAAGTCCGCCTCGAGAGCCCGCAGTTCCTTCGGAACCGGCTTGCCCTTCTTGGTGAACTCGTTGATCGAGCGGTACAGCGCTTGTGCGTCTGCCTGACTCCAGACCCGCTTTCCGGCATCGGAAGGAGCACCACCTTGAGGCCCGGCCTTTGGGGTACCGGGCGCGACCAGATTCCCGAGCTGTACTTCCGGCGCGGCTGCGGGAGCAGCGGGCGCGGCAGGAGCAGCGGGAGGGGGCTGGACGGCGGCGTTTTCGTTCTTGAAGCCTTTGAAGAAAGCCACGACGCGGGGACCATCGTGGGCCTCGAACGCCTGCGACAGCAGTCGACCGCGCGGTTGCCCCGTATAGGGGTCCACCTCGTCGAGCCAGGACAGGAACGTGGGGTCCACGTTCTGCGTTTCCCAATCGGGAACCTGACTCGCGAGCAGATCGAACACCTGCTGCGCCGCATTTCGCGTGACGGACTCGTTGACGGTTTTTGCCGTCGCCTCCGTTTTCGCGAGCCGCTGCTCGAGCGTCCGAACCGTGCCAAGATCACCATCGAGCTCCTCACGGGCAGCTCGCTTGATGAAGTCGTACAGGTCGGCGCCGAACGCATTCACTTCCTCGTCTTTGACCCGGCGCTGAGGGGGCTGTGCAGGCGCCCCAGCGTTTGCGGACCTACCGGTGCCAAGCGCGGTGAGCTGAGTCTGCGTATTCGCCAGTTGCTGACGCATATCGCGCAAGAGCTGCTCCTGCTCCTGCAGCTGCCTGGAAAGACGCGGCACTTCGGCGTTGTACTTTCCCTGCAGAACTTTGAATTTGTGCTCCCAATCCACGGGGGCGGAAGGCGGGGCTGCTGCTGCTGCTGGCGGAGACTGCGGATCACCTCCCTCGGGGGCTGCGGCGGCGGGCGCGGCGGGGGGCTGCGGCGCGGCCGGCGGAGCCGGAGGGGCCTTGGACGCCACGAAGTCCTCGGCGAGCTTGTTCGCCTTCGCGATTTGGGCCTGGACTGCTTTCGGTAGAGCGCTCATCGCGTATCCACCTGTCGTTGCTTGAACTTGTTCACGGTATCGGGAGCGGCGGCGATCGCATCGGCGATCTCTTGGAGCAACTTGACGGCGCCTTGCGCGCGAGCGCATTGCACGCCGTCGAGGTCCAGTGACCGCTGAATCTCTTTCGCTTCGTGTTCCTTCAACCACTCCTTGAAATCATCGAAATCCCGGTTGCCCCGGAGATTCGTGAGAGCTTGCGCGGCCTTGTCGGTGAGCTTGATCACAAGCCCAGCCGGCGCTGCCGTTCCATCCGGTCGGCATACTCGGGACGCGTGCTGTCGTTGACGACCTTATGGGCGTCGTTGGCATCACGCTGATCCGCGCTACGGTGCCCGCCGGGAACGTCGACGTCGGCGAAGGCTGCCATGCCGGACAGCCGCTTCTCGCCAACGCACTTCCCTTTGTAGTACGTCTTGGGCTTCACGCGTTGCTCCCGCCGGCGACGCTGCGCCTGCCGCCTTTGACGCCGCTCGAGCGCTCCGGAGGAAGGTCGCGGTTGCCCTTGGTCGAGCCGAGGAACTTGTCGTTGTGGCCGAAGGACGCATGCGAGTCGCCCGAGCCGAGGCTGGACTTCGACACATTCGCCGGGTTCGTACGGTTGCCCTTCGTGTCACCGAGAAACTTGCTCTTGTCGCCCATGTACATCTCCTGTGAGACAGCTGTCCGAAAACTTGATGTTAGCAGCGAATGTTTTGAAACGCTAGCGCTTCCCAATACGTGTTGGTTTCGCTCCGCGTTTTGGAGGGGGTAGAGCCGTCGGCTTGATCTTCCGCGTCTCCGCAGCCGGCATCTTACGAACAGCCCCACCATCTCTAAGCCCGAGCTCCTTCATCTGCCGAGCGCGCTGGTTACGCAAAGCATCGGCCGCGCTCTCTGGTTTCGGCGCCTGGATGGTATCGCCCTTGGGCGGCGGCTTTGGCTGTGTCTGCGGACGCGGCTTCGGCTGTGTCTGCGGACGCGCGCCTCCTTCAGACCGAATCACCTTACCACCATCGGCGTACTTGTGAACACGCGTAACCATTTCAGCCTCCTGCTCGCATACCGGGCCGACCGGTTGCTTGGTTTGTGAATTGCTGCTCCACACCAGTGGAACGACGCACTTGCTCGGGGCCAGCGCGATCGTTGCCCGGCGCGGGCATCTGTTGCGGATTGCCCGGTTGCGCGCCCGGCTGGGCGGGAAGGGCCTGCTGTTGCTGCTGGGCCAGCATCATGCGCTCCATCATGTCCTCGTCGTCGGGCACGGTGCGCTCGTGCTCGAGGCCGAGGTTGCTCGCCACGGAGCGAAGCACATTCGCGCGACCTTCGGGGCCGATGATGCTCATGTCGATCGGGTTGGCCGTGAGCTGCAGGAACTCGAGCTGGCGCATGCGGTCCTGCTCGCGCTTCACAGCGTGGTTCACGCCCTTCACGTGGATCGTCTCGTCGCCGCGCAGCTTTCCCGGCTGCGTGACCATGATCATGTTGAACAGCTGAATCAAAATCGGCTCGAGGATATCCCGGTCGATTACGGCCGCGACATTCTGCAACGACTTCGAAGCATTCGACATCAGCATGGCCAAACCGGACGACGTGCGGCCGGCGCCGCCAATTTTCTCGCTGCCCATCATGTATCGCGGAATCGAGCTGATCTCGTCGGCCATGACGGACCACTTCTCGTACACGCCCAGCAGCTCGGCCGCGTTCGAGTCGGGCTGGAAGAAGTCGATCGGCTTAGCCGACGATGTAGCCATAGCCGGATCGAACGCGACATGCCACCGCTTCCACGGAAACAGGTCGTCGGTCTCCCCCGGCTGCAGCACTTCGTCGTTGATGATCACCTGCGGACCCGAGGAGATCGACAGGTTATTGACTAGCGAGCGCGCGGCAGCGTTACAAATCTGCTGCACGTCCTCGAGCAGGTCCGGCAGGCCGTAGCCAAGCAATGCGCCCGGAATCTTCTCGAACGAACTGATGTAGTAGGGAGCTCGCTGTTCCGGCGACGGATTCACCTGCGCCTTGATGACGAATCGGTCGATCAGCCAGGCGGTGACGTGGTATTCGGCGCGGGGGTCGGCAATCTCTTGCGGGTTCATGCCCCACTCGAGCAGCAGCTGCCCGGAAACGCTACCAGTGAACTCGGCGGCGTCGAGCAGTGACGTTGCAGTGCGCGTCCAGCGCTCGCGGTCTTCGAGGTGAGCCCGCTCCTGGTCGACCGCATCCCACCAGTCGTGCATGCCCTTGTTGTAGAACTCTGCGAGCACGGCGTCGATGGCGGTGTCGTTGTAGCCTGGAAGTCCTTTCAGCGCCGAGAGCTCGGCCCTGGACAACCGGATGCGCTCGATGAACTCGGCATGTTGCACCTTGCCGGCGCCGGGCGACCAGTACAAATCGAACGGCGAAATACGCTCCCAAAACATCTTCGGGGTGTATTCGGTAACGGCCTGGCCGTTCACCCACTTGAGCTTCGAGGCCCGACGGACGACGGGACCCTTGATGACGGCGAATGGGAAGATCGGCAGGTCGATGAGGAACTCGGCGAAGGCTTCGTAGAACCCACCTTCGATGAGATAGTCGTCGATGTAGTCGCTGGCCTTCTCTGCCTCGTCGACAGCTTGTTTCTTGGCGGCGCGCTCCGCTGCTTTGCGCAGCATCGTCACACGATCGGAAATCTGCTGGTCGTCGACCTGCTGCCCGGAGGCCATCATCGTGGCGACTTCGGTGGCCACCAGCTGTCGGATATTGCCTTCGATGTCGATCGGGACTTCGGGGTGCGGGGTGGGGTCGATATCCCACGGGCGGTCCGGACCGAGAAACACGTCACGGAGCAGGGCCGTTGCGGCGCGGCACTTTGTCGCGGTGACGCGCGCGTACACTTCGCTGCCGCCGAATTTCTTGATCTCGTGCAGCTTCGACGGATCGTACATGCCCTTGTACGTGCGAAGTGCAGAGAGCAGTCGATCGCTGATTCCCTCACCGTTGCGGAAATTCCGCATGTCGGTCATGCGCCCACGGATGTGCTGCGCAAGCTGCGACATCGGTGCATCGTCGCGTTGCTCGGCTTCTGCCTGTGCGGCGATAGCGCGCTCGTGCTCGACGAGCTGCTGATTCGAGACGACACGCAACATCCCGCCGGCGGGCTTGGGGGACGAGGGGATCGCAGAAGGTACGGCTGCCATGCGCGAAATGATGAGACGTTTGTAGTAGTATTGTCAAACACTTTGGTGCAGGATTGTCAACATGAGCGCGGTGCTGGCGGAACCCCTTGATCTAGAACACCTGAGCGCAACCATCTGCGCGGAGCTCGCAGCTGGGCTTTCCGACGGTGCGGGTATCCGGGCCAAGTACAACATTTCCCAAGCGCAGTGGGATCACCTCAAGGTAAATCCGACGTTCCGCAAGATGCTGGCCGAGGCCATGCAGGACTGGCACGGGGACCTCAACGCCGGTAAGCGGATCACGAAGAAAGCCGAGATCATGCTCGAGGATTCCCTGCCGGTGCTATACGACATCGCGCACGACTCCGAGTCGCCGCGCCAGCAAAAGATCGACAGCATCAAGCAGATGGCGGTGCTAGCGGGTAAAACGAACTCGCGCGGCGAAGTTACCGCCGGCGCAGCTGGGCCGGCCGGGGCCGTCATCAATATCCAGATCGTCACGAAGGAGCGCGAGGAGCGCGTCGTGATCGACGGTCAAGCTACGTCCAGCTTGCCACGCTTGGTCGCGGTCCCGTCACCCGAGGACGCCGGCGACTGATCAAGTTGCCGATGTAGTTGCCGTTCACGGCGAGCGCTAGATACTGCAGCGCGTCAGCGATATCCGACCACGGATGGTTCTTCTCCGGCGCCTCGTCGAGCGTACCAGTCTGCTTGCGCTTGTAGCGGTAGTGAAACTTCAACGTCTGCACGAGCAAAGGGCAATTCACGCCGTCGATCAGGATTCCGTTCAGCCGCAGGAACAGCTGCTCGACCGCGCGTAGGCGCGGGTCCAGGTCGTTCGTTGGTGCGGCGTATACGGAGAAGCCCTGCTTCTTCAGCACGTCGAACGGAGACTCCTCGCGAGTCTGCGCTTTCACGTTGCCGCTGGGGTCGCCGACGATGAACGACTCGTGCCGCGTGAAATGCTCGTACAGCAGTGGACGCAGCCGCGTAATCGCGAACTTCTCGATGCCTTGCGAATCCTCCGGCATCGTTGCCGCCTCACGCAGAACCAGTAAACACCCGTTCGGATCAATCTGCCCGAACAGCGCGGCGGGGGTACGGCCGAAATCCTGGCCGATCATAACCGGTATATTCGGGAGGATGACCAACGGCTCCTTCGAGACGTGAACATCGACTTTGAAAGTCGAGCGCCATACCGCCTGGCCAGACAGCGATTTGCCGTACTTGGCGTGGACATGGATGTCCACCCAATCGGCGTTGTTATTGGCAGCGAGGGTCTTGTAGTAGTCGTCGGGGAGGTTCTCGACGTTCTCTGCCTGCTCGCTGAGGCCGCTGGGCTGCTTGAACAGCTTCCAGTTGGGCGGCATCTCGAGCTCGAGCTTCGTGTACCACTCCGAGTCCTCGTCCGGCGGATTCGACTCGGCGATGATGCCGAACCAGCTCGGCTTCGCGATCGCCTTCGATGGATAGCGACCGCAGCGGCCGGCGAGAGCGTCGATGATCTCGAGCGGTACCTCGCGGAACTCAGACACCCATGCACCGGTGAGGTTGAGCGACAGTAGGCGCTGCTGGTCCTGTTTCGTGTCGAGCGGGATCAGCATCCAATCGCTTTCGACTTTCGTGCCGTCGGCCATGTTCAGCCGAATCTGCACCGTCTGGTCCGTGACTCGGAAGTGAGCGATCGAGCTCAGCCACAGCTGGATGTCGGCCAAACACGTCTGCCGCAGCTGCTGCAACGTGTTACGAATAATCGCGAACCGTGTGCGTCGAATCCCCTGGCTGTCTGGCTGCTGCAAATATGCGCGCCGCAGGAGCTCCATGAAGCAGCCGGCGGACTTACCCGAACCGACCGGCCCCATGATTAGCCGCACGAAATGATCGTCGAGCATGAACTCCCCAACGGTGGGGGGAGTCCTAAAGTCGACGAGGGCTTGTCCGTTTATAGCGGCCATTACCGATAATGTTCCTCAATCCAAGGAGCAACTCGTAGCGAGTATTCCGACCACGGATCGTTGCTGCCGTGGAACGAGATCAGGCGAGCTCCATCAGGAACGCTCTTGTCACGCCGCTTCATGATGTCGGTGCGGAACGCCACCACTCCATCATCAGCCGTCCAGCCGGACTCGTTCGGTCCAAGTATATAGCTGATCCACGCCATATCGGAACCGTTGAACCCCGCCTTCTTCGCCAGGAGGGGGGACGCGCGCGGATTGAACTCGGTGAAGACCTTCGCCCGCGCGCCGGCGTTCATCTCGAACAGCGTAGGGTTGTAGTGAGTATTGCGATGCCGATGGCGCCAGATCATGAAGTCCGCTGCGGCATTATCGAACAGTGGAGTGATGTCGTCGACGATCACCACGTCCAAGTCTATGGATACGAATCGCGGTCCGATGACTTCGAGCATCTCCGGCGAGAATGCACGGAGTCGTCGGTAGCATGCCGGAGATACTCCACCATGAGGAGAAGGGACATCAGCAAAAGTATCCCAAAGCGGAATAGCACGCACAGCAGAATCAAGACCCCGTGGATCGTCTGTAATGCACACAAGCTCAAAAGGCGCATGGTAGTGGCGGCTGAGCATGCTCAACATGGTGTTTACGTGCTGTGCTCGGAACATCGTACGATAGCGCGTACGAGGCATCCACTTCCAAGTGACGAAGATCACCACTTGTCCTCGCTGCTGAACGCGACGTCGAACCCAGCCTCACGAACCTCGCGCGATAGGTCGCCCTTCGTCTGGTCTTCCCGCTGCCGAATCACGAATATCGCGGCCCGCTCGAGCTCGACCGCCAACGCCTTCAACATGAACCCGCCCATGCTACCGAAATCGAGCGTCTGCACGCCGCGCGACGCAAGCCTGTTGGCCAGGCAGGTGGCTGCTGGGCCGCAAGACAGCACCGCGATCTCCCCGCGCTCGCGAATGATCTTGTCCTCGATTTGGTCGATGATCGCGTAGGTCTCACGGTGCGGACACTCGGTGTGCAAAATCTTGCCCGCTGCTTGCTTCACGAGCTTGAAGATTTTGTTGTCGCGCTCGCACACGAGTGACACCCGCTTGCCCGCCCACAAAGCCTGCACGGCCTCAGCGTACTCGCGACGGAAAATCCACGGCGCGCTATCGGGACGGGTGATGAACGCCGAGTAATATTGACGGCCGTGGTCGATGTACTGCAGGAAGTTATTGATGTGCTTCGACCACGAGTGATACTTCGGTCCGTTCGGATTCATCGTGGGGATGCCGACGAGGCAGTTAGGGTCGGGGTTCCGCAGGATGTGCTGCAGCTCGCGCCCGAGCGCCTCGTTCGCCGGCTCGCGTACTTGCGCACCGCCGCCGATCAGCTTGAATTCGCCGTCGCCGAATCTGGCGATCGACTTGCCCGTCGCGAGCTCCTTCACGGTCGCGAATTCGTCGAGCACCTGCGGCCAGGGGAGAGTCTTCTCGGTCATAGCACCTTCGTCCAGGGGAATCGCAGGGGGTTCTTCGGTGCCGTGTCGCCGGAAGCGACCTTACGCTTCCAGAGGTCCTTGCCCGGCTTGCCGTCGCGGCTGCACGCCCAATCGCTAGCGTCCTTCACAACGCTGCGTGTAAACACGGTGAGCTCGATCCCTTCCGGAGCGAGCACAGGTTTGCCGGCAAACTGCTCAACACGCGTGAGAAACGCGTTGCCGCCGCCGAGCACGCCGGAGTAATCCTCATCGTAACCACCGACTTTCCAGTATAGCTCTCGCGTCATCAGGTACGAGTCAATGTGCTCATGGATGCGGCCATATGTGGCGTCGTCGGGCAAGCCAGTCTTGCGCTGATCCTTCTGCCGCGTCTCGTCGGCCGCGCCGCAACGGAAACGCCCGAACCGGTACCAGTGGCTCGGGTCAGGCCGGAATTTCAGCAGCGCCTCGGCGCATGGAGCCGCGAGCAAGTGGTCGATATCGACGTGGATAATCCACGGCGTATCTGCCACGGTGGCGCCGAGGTTACGCGCGCCTTCTCGGTTCCACGGGATGTCGACGTCGATGCGATACAGGCTAATCTGCGCCTGACCAAACGTGCCCTCCAGGTGCTCGCGCACGATCGGCTCTGCGGGCTCGGGACTGCCGTCGTCGACGATGATGATCTTGTATCCGGCTGGGTACTTGTTGATCTCGGCGAGCTGCACCGCGAGCATCGCCGAGTTACGATAGAACGGGATGATGAGACTCACAGTCTCCAATGCTGGCGTATCCATCGGTACCTCTTTTGCACGAGCGGATTCCAAGGTGGGCAGTGGCCATCGGTGAAGATGATTCGGGCGCCTTTCGGCACCGCGCGTTGTGTTGCTCCGTACCATCCGATTTTCCCCAGGCCGTCGTCAAAGTCCCACACCTGCGGCGGCGGAAACAGCTTGTACGACATCCAAGCCTGATCCGATCCCTTGTTGCCCGCAGCTGCTGCAATCGCCGGCGACATATGCGGATCGAAGTCGGTCCACACGTTCGTATGCGCGCCGGTCTTCAATCCGAAGATGCCACCAGCAATTTTGTTCCAGCTGAAGCGCGCATCGTACCAGCCGACAAACGTCGAGTTGATCTTCTCGATGAGCGGCACGATGCTGTCGACGATGATCAAGTCGATATCCATCTGGACCACGAAGTCGCCGAGCTGCCGTGCCTCATCGGAGAAAATCCACAGCCGCCGATAGCACGACGGGAACGACTTCTCCATGCGCTTGTATTTCTTGCCGCTGGGATTCGCCAGGTGCTCGAAGCCGGTGACGGGCATCGGGAACGCCTCGATACGTGGATCGAGTCCGTTCGTTCGGTCGGTGATGCAGATGAGTTTGTGCGGCTCCGGGTAGTGGCGAGCAAGCATCGCTCGCAACACATTCACGTGGTCGTAGGTGAAGCTCCGGTTGCCCGACTCCGGAGTCCACATCCACGTGACGAAGTTCACTGCACGAACTCCATCAGCGCCTCGCGCACGCGCGACTCGAACCCCTGGTCCACCGCCTGCTTGAGTCGTGCGTACTGGCCGTGGTCGAACTTGATCAGCGGCTCGACGATCCTAAACACCTTCGCGTTTGGTGTAGCGACGCGCTCGCCGCCGTAGTCGAGCTCCTCCTCGAGCTTCTCGCCGGGCCGCAACCCCGTCTCCACGATCTCGCACGGCGTGGCCGCATTGACGATCAACTGCTGCGCGAGCTGGTACATCGACCGGGGCTCGCCCATATCGAACACGAACGTGCCACCCTCGGGGCGCATCTCTGCAACGCCCGTGATCAGCTCACACGCCTCGGGAATCGACATGAAGTAGCGCGTGCAACGCTTATCGGTGAGCGTCAGCGGCCCGCCAGCGGCGATCTGCTCGCGCCACAGCGGAAGCACCGAGCCGGCGGAATCGAGCACGTTGCCGAAGCGAACGATCAAGTAATCCTTGTCGGGGTTGCGGAAGCCTGCGCTCCACATGAGTAGCTCGCATGCGCGCTTCGTTGCCCCCATGACCGACGTCGGCCGCACGGCCTTGTCTGTCGACACGAAGACCACCTGCTGCACGGCGGAGTCTTCCACGGCGTTGAGCAGGCACTCGGTACCGAAGACGTTGTTGTTCACGGCCTCGATCACATTCGACTCACACAGCGGAACGTGTTTGTGAGCACCTGCGTGGATCACAATGTCGCTGCCGCTGAGCGCCGACTCGATCACACGAGAGTCAGCTACGCTTCCCAGCACCGGCACCAATTCGACGCCGTTGGCGATTCTGGACAGCTGCTTCATGCTGTTGTAGAGCGATCCCTCGGTGAGGCTCACCAAGATCAGCGCATCGGGCCTCTGCGCGATGATGCGTCGGCAGAGCTCGCTACCGATCGACCCGCCTGCCCCGGTGACGACGACGCGTTTGTCCTTGAAGTGGTTCATTGCGGCCCCTCATGACGGTTGGTCTTGATCACGGCCTCGAGCAGCGTCGAGCGAACCCCTCGCTCTCTACAGAACGCCGCGAGCGCTGAAATGTCCTTCGGCAAGCACTTACCGCCGAAGCCCGGCGCGTCCTTGAACGCCGCTGAGTGCATCGGACCGACGCGCGGGTCGTCGAGCCAGCCCTCACGCACGGTGTGGTAGTTGCACCCGATCGCCTCAGCAATTCGCCGGAGCTCATTCGCGAACGTCACCTTCAGCGCGAAATAGCTGTTCTCCGCGTACTTGATGAGCTCGGCCTCCGTCGACGTCATGAACCGGAAGCGACAGGTCGGCCCCATGATCGGCAGGAACAGGTCCGCCACGAGCGAGCACTCCTCCGGATGTTTGCCGCCGACGATCATGAACCCGTGCTGCCGTGAATCGTGCGGCGACGGAAATTCGGGCGACGTATAGTAGCGCGACTCACCCATGTACTCGGGGCTGAAAACTACCGGAGCGCCGATCCGCTCTCGCAGCAGCTGTGTCGTGCCAGGAGGCACGGTCGACTTGATCACAAACAACTTCACGCGCTCGAATCCCGCAACGGTGTCGAGCACGGAAGTCCAGTCGCACGCACCGTCCGGCTTCATTGGTGTCGGTGTGCATACAAAACCAAAGTTGATCGCAGCGTCGCTGTCGATCACAAACTCCTTGGCGGGGTCGTGGATGATGACGTCGTGTCCGCTATCTCTAAAGAGGTTGTGGATGTGGCTGCCGACGAAGCCGTAGCCGAAGATGCCGATGCGCATGCTGTGCTCC